CTGTTACTTCTTTTGCCTCTACTAATGCCTTCTTCTTCTGTGGAGCTTCGCCAGCGATTACTGCCGGTAGGTACTTGTCAAAACTACTACGTAGCTTTGTTGTGTGTACACTTTCAAGCAACTCACTCATAATAGCTTTTTGGCCGTTAGCCAAAGGTCCTACTAATTCGTTCATAATTGCTTGACGTTGCTTGCTCTCCATTAGAGCTTTTATTTCTGCTTCTTTGCTTTCTGAGATTAAACGAGCTTCTGCTACAGCGTTTTTAGCTTGGGCTAGTTCTAATTCTCTCAGGTCTATGACTTTGAGCAATTTAGCTGATTCTGATTTTTCACTAAGGTAACTACCTTGATATTCGCTAGCAAATGCTTCGAACAACTTACGACCGAAGTCGTTTCTACGGGCTGCTTCAATGTCTTCTTTAAGTTGACCAATCTCTTTGGTAAGAGTCTTTTCAACTGTATTCTCGACTAGTGTAGCTGCACGTTTGACAAATTGTTCTTTCATGCTTGCCAAAGCCTGACGGCCTTCTCGAACTAGTTTTACCTTAGTTTCTGCAAGATCTTTCTTGTCTGTATGGAATTCTGCAATTTCATGAGCTAGGGCTTCTACTACAAACTTCTCAAGTGTGTGAAACTTGGAAGCCATCTGTACTTGATCTTCGTGTAATTCTTTAACTTCAGCAGCTAGTTGTCGTGTAATAAATTCCTTCATTACGCTGGCAGTTTTTTTACCTTCTACCACAACTCTAGCTTTTGCTTCTGCTAGTTGATTACGATCTTCTACAAATTGAGCAATTTCCTCTTTTAATTGATCGCTTAACATGCGATCAATTGCTTCAACCATGACTTGTTTGTCATGCTCGTAGCGTTGAGCAAATTCTTCACGTAACTGTTGAGTAACTTGTGTACGAGCCTCGGTTAAACGAGTCTCCCAAGCTGCCTCAATATCAGCCTTAATCTCTTCAGAAATCACGTTATTTTCAAACAGATTCTTTAATGCGTCCAACATGTGATTCTCCTCTTGTTATCGGAGCTTGCTTATTATGCCTAATAAGCTCTCTTTGAGATATTTTTGTGCTTTCGGGTCACCTTTAACCTCTTGCGCTATGCGTAAGGCATTATAACCACCACGACTATTAATCAGGTGTTCATAAATTGGTGTAGGGTATGCGCCAGGGGCACTGGGTTGAGCTACCACATCTACTGTGATAATCTCAAAATCGGATACTTCACCGGAACCGTTATCGCTAACGTTCCCGGATCCGCGACTTGATACTCCTAACTTCACTCCACTTTCTAACATAGTTTTCACTAGTTGTCCCATAGGTGTTGGTAGAATTTTTAATTTTCCATAACCGTCACTGCCTTCCATCCACATTTTTGTTACCATGTGGCAGACGCGGTCAAGGTTAATTCTTAGATCGTCCGGATGATCAACTTCGCCTAAAACTGAATATCCACCTTCGATTTGATCGTTCAGGGTTTTGACAGCCCTGGCGATTTCTTTCGCAGGATAAACACGCTGATTCTGATTCCGCTTGTCACCTTGGATGAAAATACCTGACATATACAAGTTCTTTCCATCCTGACCATCGGACTCAACGACCACTCTCGCTTGGTCGAAACTCAGGTTCTCACGAAGATAATTCATCGTCATCTACTTATTTTGCTCTTTTAGGAGCGCCATTTAACGGGCTATCAGCACCTCTGTCGCCATTGTCGCCAGTTGCTTTTTTCTCAGCGCCGTGTCCAGGTTCTTTCTTTTTAAACGCTGTCTTACCTGCGTTGCCGCCTGGGACATTAACGTTACCAAAGTTTTCTTCTTTAGTTGATGGATTTAACAAACCGCCTTTTGTGCCGCCTGTTGTGCTTTCTCCACCTTTTACGATATTAGCAGTTGTACCGCCCATATTGTTTGATTTTGCCATTACTGACTTGGTGTTTGCACCGTTGTCGCCATGTTTTGGGTTGCCAACTTTCTCTACGTATTCACGCATGAAAGCATCTTCTGGCATTTTGTCCATGTCCATGTCGCCCATGTCGTCATCGCCCATGTCGTCATCGCCCATGTCGTCATCGCCCATGTCGCCCATGTCGTCACCCATTAGTGCTTCAAATTCAGCTTTTAATTCGTCAAGTGCGTCTTCTAGGTCAACTACGCGATCTTCAATATCGTCGTCACCGCCCATGTCTTCTTCGTCACCTTCGTCTCCACCTTCTGCGTCGATGTCGTCAATAAAGTCGTCACCGGCATCACCGCCAATGTCGCCTGTATCTTCTTCGTCGTCGGCTTCGGCAAAGCCAAAACTTTCTTCCATATCTTCGTTGTCTTCGTCTGGTTTATTAGATTCGTCCATTTCTGTGTCATCTTCGTCATCTTCTTTTTTCTTTTCTTCAAGTTCTTCGAAGTCTTCAGATAAGATGTTTTCGTAGATTTCACGAGATTTTTCAACTACTAGTTGATGGAAAAGCTCTTTGGCTTTGTCACTTTCATCATTAATAAGATGCTCGAGCATCTGCTCGAATTTATTTCGATCAGTCATTTGTTTTCTCCTATAGGTTGCAAGGCTGTCAATATATTTACACTTAATTGTAATAATAGGGGCGAAATGGCCTAATTTTAACGTATTTTAGGCCACGATGGTAATAATTTAGTTAGATGTTGATAACTTATATGTCTGAAGTTAGGATAATCCCATTCAGGATCAAAATAATTTTCTTCTAACACTACTCTGTAGTATTTAATATTCCTATTATTTTTTATAACTTGGTCTGTCTGTCTGCGCCAGTTACCAAAATAAGTAGCTGGATCTGAGGACTTTTTGTAGTTAGGAGTATCGGCATAGACATTGTTTACTAAACCTTGTTGACCAACATAATCAAAACCTAATATAAAAATTTCATTTGGTCCTGCTTTACTGGCCATGTCTAATGCTGTTGGACCCGAACTCCATCCTAAACTGGGCTGAAAATACTTAAATCCTTGATAAGATTTATATTTAGAGTTAGGGTTAGTCCACACTTCGTGGGTCTTTTGCCAACCTGATTTTTCAATTTCAACTATCATTTTTGGATCTACTGCCACCAGATAGTCTGGTTCAAACTCTCTATATAGAGCATTACACCCATAGATTTTACCAAATGGGTGAAGTTGACTTGGGTGAATGTTGAGGCGGCTGTTGCCGTTTCCTAGTACAAAACTACGCATAAATTATCCTTTGATGAATAATTTATGCCGCAGGGGCCGCTGGTGCCTTGTACATTGATTGCACAAATTCTAAATCTTTTTCTTGTTCTAGAATGTGCTGTTCGCTAGCTTTACGTAACTCATTAATTTGACGTAGCGTTAATCTTGTCTTGCGAGTATCGCCTCTTTTTAGGCTTGTACTATCGCGAGATGGATCATATCTCATGTCAGTTGACACGGACTTCATATCTTTATCAGCGTAGAATAACTCTCTCAAAATCATAATAATATTTATGCTGCGGCAGGAGTTGTTGCAGCAGCCGGTGCTGGAGCAACAGGAGTAGCACCTAGTTCAGCACCGCCTACTTCTGGAGGAGCTTCGTCGTCAGCTAGTGCGCCCATATCTGCTTCAATACCAGCTTGACTAATGCCTGCGCCTCGCATTTCTCCGCTAGCATCTGTAGGTATAGTGTCAGCTTTGCCATTTTCTTCTGACCACATGCGTTCGTTTTCTGCAATTTCTTCATCAGTAAGTCCAAGATATCGTTTAAGTGCAAAACGCTTTGACATGTATGGCTGTTGAACAATTTGAGCAAACGTACTAATTCTTGCGCCATCTACTTCACTTTGTCTATAACTTGCAAAGTTTAATGGAGGTTGTAGTTGTACTTCAAATAAGCTAGAATCAATATTCACACCACGATCGTGCAAATACATTTTAAATTCTTGATCAAACGCATCTTGTAACAAACTCTGTAGACGTTCACAGTATTTGTTAAAACGCAGTTCTTGAATATATGCTGTGCCAACTCGCCCGTCGTTATACTGCGCTTGGCTGTCATCTGCACCTGTAGGCAGATAGCTACTTGGAATTCTTAAACCACGAAATAACT